ATTTTGACATACGAGCTGCTTTTGCAGATGGCACACATTTTGGGTATTTTCTTTTGGCGTCTGCCTTTTGTTTAGATCTACCACATTTCTTGAAGCCACCACCTTTTTTTGGAGCTCCAATGTCAACCCAATCTTGTTTGAACCACTTAGTTAAACTCATTTTTTTCTGGCTTTTCTTATTTGTTCTTTGCCTTTTTTAAATATATCTGCCACACCTTTTTTACCCATCACTTTTGCTCTTTGTTCTCCTACAGTTAAGATCTGTATTTTTCTGGCAAAAGGTTTTTTTATCCTTTTGACTTTATTAACTGTTCGCGTTGCGTCAGCCATAGTCTTAAATTTTATACTTACTGTGTCCTTTGGGTTTTCGTCAGTATATAGCCTTCTTCCGGATCCTTTTGGTTTTTTACCCGTTCCTACCTTTGGATCTTTTTTTTTCATTAAGCTCTAGGCACTCTAGTCTTTTTGCGTTTGCTATCCATCATGGCTCCACAACCTCTGCCCTGGACCATCATTACAGATCCGCCATCACGCATAAAACCCATTTTATTTCTTACCTTTTTAGGTAATTTTGATAGGCCTTTGTTTTTTGCCGGTATCGGTTTCAAACTTTTCATTTCACCACCTTCTGCTTTTTTAGCGCCTTTATATTTGCCACCCATTTTTTTGTACTCGGAAACCATGTAAGCATTTGCGTAAGCTGACGGATAGACATCAAACTTAGCTTTAGCTTTTGCTTTAGCTCTCGAGTAAATTGAAGGATTAGCTACATTAGATGGTGTTTTAGATTTAGCTCCACCACCTTTTTTCATCTTAATAGACGCAAGCGTTTTAGCCTGGCCAGCATGAGTTTTGCTTGCTTTTTTTAAACCTTTAACTACTTTGTTTAATTTTTTTTGTGACATAATTATTTACCAATTTTTACAGGACCAATAACCCGCAGTGAACACATCTTTTTTCTTTTGCACTGCATCACAGTTATGTCTTGCTCTGAAACTTTTTTTACGCGCTGGTTGAGCCTTTTTGATTTTCATGTTTGGATCACCATAACGCACTATTTTTATTTGATCGCCTTTTTTAGCTAAAACAGCAAACTTTTTGTTTTTACCTGGTGTTCGCTTTTGTTTGTTAAAACCAGAAAACGTCTCCCCGCGGTAGGATAACCTACCGCTAGGAGATCTAGTGACGTCTTTGGTCGTCGCCATCTAGTAGTTTTTAGTCAATACCAATATTATGGAGTAAGCGTCTCCGTTACTATGACCTACTGTTGTAAAGTCAATGTCACCGGTTACACCAGATCCCGCATTGTTAGGAATACCTGTGAATAAATCATAATATTCGTCACCGGTACTATCAGCCGGTAAAGGTATTGCCAAAACATTTGTGGTGGCGTCGAACTCGAGATCGACGGCCATACCACGACATGCCCAATATATTCTTGAAATTGAAACCGAAGTACAAGCAGCACCCGCACTGTTACTAGCTAACGCTGATACGTCAACCTTTTTAACAGAAGATTCACCTGTGCCATCGCTCTCATTGGTAAATTTCAAGATTGCGAGTTTTTCGCCATCTTGTATGGTTTGACTGGTTACTGTATCAGCCATGTTTTACTCCTTACAGTTCAGTATTTGCTGTACGTTCTTTGCTTGCGCCAATGTAATCGACAGTCAAAGTTTTTGCAGCAGCAGCACCATTTTGAATACCAAACGAAAGGTTCAACTCTTCGTTGTCTGGTGAGTTAGTGCTTACTACAGTGCCAGCTAGAACATTGTTTTGGAAAACGTGATACTTCTGATCTTTAGGATCGTAAACGAAACCAAGTGTCATAAAAGTATCGTCGGCCAAAGAGTTAGGCAAAGTCAATGTTGACTGTGTGCTATCTTTTTCAACGATAAAACTGATTGTAGCAGCGCCATCTGCTTTCAAAAAGAAGATCCCATCTGTTACATCTAATGGTGTTGTGTCAGTCAGTTGTAAACCAGCAACAATGTCAGACTGTGTAGCATCATTAGTTTTAAATCTAATGTTAAATGCTAACTGTTTGCCAGCCTCGTACTTATAACCTTCCTTTTTAAGTTGGAAGAAGTCATGGTCATTGTCTCCAGCTGCGTTGGTTACTAATAGTAAACCACCATCGCCGTCAGCTAATGCCTCAGTTGCGGATCCTGTGCCATCCTCAGTTGTTGTAATTGTCCAATCGGACGCTAGGTAAGTATCAAAATCATTAAAATAAGTGTGATACTTATGGGGTGCCGGAGCTTTTAATTTACCTAGTGTTGAATCAGATCCAACATTGGTAACTCCAGAAGTGAAGTGTGTAGTCATAATCAGCCTCCTTATAAATAGCCATTGCGAGCACCATGCCCGCAACAATTAGTTCTACAAGATTGATGATACTATTGGACTATTTAATTAGCAACTTTGAGATCTTCCTGGTTAGCTAAGTATTCAAGTTGAGCCAAGGTGCTAGGCATGCTGGTGTGGTGAACACTAATACCGCCAGCTGCCGTCCAGGCCTCACAATTAGATCTTTTGTCGTCAACCAGGACATCGCCAGGTCTAGCGAATACTGCTTTGTGTTTGCCTTTGATTGTGCAAGTTACCACAACGTGTGGATCTACATGCTGGTGGATCCAGGCCATCTTATCAGCCACCACCAAAGGTCTGTTGATCTCACCGGTAGCCGTGAGGATCTCCCAGGGTAAACCGGTGTTTTTGACCAGGGCGATTAGATCTAACATGCCTGGCATAACCGGTAAGTTTCTGAAAAGTCTTTTGTTTATGAAGTCGGCCTTTTGCTCGTCGTAGTGGCCTTCACCCTCCAAGGGCCCGTTTATGTAATCCGGGCCCTCTACTCCTTTGACAAAATCTGCCAAAACTCCATCCATGTCTAAGTATATTTTTTTCATTCTACTCTATCGTGTATTGGTACAGGACCTAAGCCGTAAACATTCCCTATATCCTTACCCATTAACTCTCTGCATTTGTCGCCGAATCTTGAGTCAGAAGTAGAAGCAAAGTTACCACCAAAACAGGTAGCCTTATCTAATTTTGTTTCCGGCACTATCTTCAAAGAACATCCAAAGCCGTGTTCTTGTTTGATTAACTTAGCAGCCGGATAATCTTTGCAAGGCTCAAATGGACCACCTATGTCAGTTATGCAAAACCCTTTAACGTAAGAAGACTCACCGCCATTTGTGCAATCTTCTCCATAAAATAAGTCGTCCGGATGTTCTCTTTGTATATAAATATCAACATGTATTCCCATTACGCCACCTCCTTATTTTTTAAGATTTGTTTGAATCCGCACCCGTCAACCAAGAAGTAATCTCCGTTAGGATCTTCAACAATGTCACCGACGCTCAAGCTATGAAAGTCAGCGTATTCTTTAGTGTTGCCCTCTTTGTCTTTGTAAGTTTTCATGCCGTAATCAAAGACATGGTTTTCATAGACAATATCAGATTCCTTATCCTCATCGTAAAAACCATGATTTAAGACTCTGAACACATCCTCAAGATCTTGGATCTTGAAAGGCTCGTCGCCTAGGACTAAGCCACCATCAACTTTGACCTGGACCACTTGAGTATAGTATTTGAATTTGGCGTCGTCCCACTTTTCAAATCCTCTGTAAGCGTCTTGGCTTGCCGCATACCTAGGTATCAATTTACCAGCCTCAACGTGGCCAACTCTATTCACTAGATCTCTTGTTTCTTTTGAGATCTTTATTTGATGCACTTTGTAAGTTTCCATTTTTTCTCCTTTTTTGTTGTTGTTTTCGTGTCTCACATAGTTATATTACAGTATTTGCATAAATATGCAACTATTTACAACTATAAATATACAAATAATTTAGGCCAAAAAAAAGGGCCCCAAAGGGCCCTTTTGTAACACTGAGTAATAAAGTGTGTTACGACTTCAAATTATGCGCCTTGAGATCCGTAGACTCCTCTCCAATCCGAGAAACCGAACGAGTATCTTTCTCTAGCTTTATATCTAATGTTGCCTGTTGAAAAGTCTGGCTCCATAGAAGTCTCCATTGGAGATCTTTGGAACATTTTTAGACCTTCGCCCATGCTGTTCACAGATGTTAAGAGGAAGAAAGCATCCGGATCTGATAGGTAATGATTAACAACGTAACCACCAGGTAAAACACCTGTGTTTTTGATTGCGTTGATGTCATTATCAGCAGTTCCAGATCTTTGGTTTGACTGTAATATTCTGTCAGCAACAAACACTAATTGTGGTGGAACCACAAGTTTGTCTGCTTGCACAGATATTGTCAGACCTCTATCGTCTGTAAATGTAGATATATCAATTAAAGCATCCTCTAGTGAGGCTTCATTAAGGTCTGCCATAGTTGTAGCTCTATTCGCAGCTGTTCCACCACCGGCTAGGGGGTGAGCAGTATTGATTAGAGAAACACCATCACCGCCAGTAAAACTGGAAGAGAAAGCGTTATTCAGTACGTCAGCGCCTTTGACTTCTTTGGTGTTAGCCATAGATTTAGCCAATGCTTTAACATATCTTTTACCTAAAGAATCGTAGAGATTGTCTTCGACTGCTTCCTCAGTTAGTGCAAAAGCCAACGCAACTGTATCGTGCGTGTATCTTGCGCTAAAACTTTCGTTAGCGTTATCAAATTCAACACTCTGCCCTTCTGTTTTGACAGGTGCGCCGCCAAAACCGGTGACTAATACCTCTTCTTCAAATGCTCTATTTGAATCCTCAATTACAAAAATATCTTCATACTCTTGGTCATAAGAATCATAGGACATCCCGAAAAGTGCATTTAATCCTGGTTCTAACTCTTTAGCTAATTGTGCTCTTGAAATTGCCATTTAATTAACTCCTTATGCTAGTCCAGCACCCTTCTGTCCCATAATGTGGTTTTGAATCACACATAAAACATTAGTGTTTGCTGATGCTACATCATCGTTATTAGGATCCAGAGATATATCTAATGCTTTTAGAGGTAGAGTAGCAGTTGTAGCTCCTGTTGTTACGTCTAGCTCTAAATTAGATATTCCGGACTGTGTGCTGCCTACAGGTGATCCGTCTACAATGTCGAAGTTTCCGAACAAGTCAGCAACAGGCATTGCTGCGTCTGCTTGTACTTCAAATACGACGTTTGCATCGTCAATCACGAAAGCAAGAATATCACTGGCAGCAATACTACCAGGATAATAGTTTGAGAAAACTTGCTCGCCTGATGTGGGATCAGTGTATCTACATCCGTTAAACACTCCAACAATCGGAACAGTTCCAGTTGCAGCGTGTCTACCGATTACTCCGGCGGTGAGCTGTGTGCACAGATCTCCTTGGAATATTGGTGTAGTAGCACCACTGGCTATCCTATAACGAGATTGTCCTCCGTTATAAGGTTCGCCACCCATCATACGAACAGGTTTACATCCAAAAGCGGCATCTTTATTTGCCATAAGATTTACTCCTATTATTTATGATCGTTACTTTTTCCCAAAAGTAACATTGGATCTTCTATCAGCGTCATACTTGACATACCTTCCGTCTTTTCTGGATTCACTAAATATATTATTATCTAATGCTTCCTTCTTACGGGCAGTCTGATCTTCATAATAAGCATTACGTTCATTACGAGTCTCAACAGGTATTTTCGCTAACAGTAGTCCTTCGCTATATATAAAACCAGCATGTCTTCCAGAGTCAGCAGTGGGGAAAGCGTACTCAGCTGGTAAATCGGTTCCTCTTACGAGCTCCCAACCTTCTCTGAGTCTTCTTGCCACATTTGCCTTATCTTCCTGTCCCAGCATGGATTCTCTTATCCAACGATATTCATATCCTTCTGGTGGCTCAGGAACCTCTAGTTTCCTAACTGGCCTCCATGGTTGTCTGCGAGAATTATTATCGTGAGACTCGGACTCACGGGATTTTCTGGAATGTACGTCTATATTGGTTTCTTCTGTCATTTTGCCTCCCTTGTAGCTAGTTTTTGTTTTTCTTTAGCGACTGATTTCAACCACGCTTCATCTTTGCACAGCGGGCCTGTCCTCTCTTTGTTCGGCATTATCAGATCTAAGATCCGGATAAACTTTATAAATTCTATTATTCAACTCTTCGTAATATTCATCGGAGTCTAAATCAAAACCTTCGCCAGCCAAAGAATTATGGACATGTTCTGCCCAGGCTGTGGCTTCTTGGTTCTGATTAAACCATGGGTTTTTATCTGCCCAATTTAACGCTTCTTGTGAAGGTTGTACTGTTTGTTGTTCTTGCTGAACATATTGTTGTTGAGGTTGAGCTTGTGCTTGTGTATTAGCATTGGCTTGCTCTTGTCTTTGCTTGGCTATTCTTACTTTCTCTTTTTGTAAAGAAAGTTCACTTTTCAAAGTATCTGCCTTAGACATCAACTCAGCATCCCCGGAAGCATGAGCTTTTTTGTATAGCTCGTTAGCTTCACGCTCTTTAATTTCTACAGTTTCTTCTTCTTTA